GAATACTTATCATAATTCTCATTCAAATAATCATATGCTAATTGACACAATCCATCAATATCCATACCATCAATAATACGGTTAATCATGTCCTCTTGGAGTTTATCGCGGTCGATGATGTTGTCCATGGTTTCAGTTTGCATGATTGAATGATTAGGATGAAAGAATGTCATTTAGTGGGAAAGTTTTCACAGACTGCATCACATAGACGCCTCACCAACGCATCACTCAATCTTTGAGAAACAATGCCATCAAGTTCACTCTCGACGATACAATCAATGTCAATCATTAATTGTTCTCTTTGTGTTAGTGTTTCCAATCTCATCTCCATATATCTTGTTTTTTCGTCTTCCCAATCATTCTGTTTTTGAACTTGTGAACCGAGTTGTGAATAGTTCATTTGATTGTAGAGATACTGTTTGATAAGTGACATAAACTCAGCACGCCATTCCCATGGCAGAATTGTAGAGTTGTGGGATCATCTCTCCATTGGTCACGTTGTAACCATAACCCTCAATACGGGAGTCAATCTCACGCTGAAAATCTTTTTTGTTGATGTAGCTCTTAGACTGGGATTGTCCCATGAAAGTAACAACTTTGAGCATGAGACGATTGTGAATTTCACCGTCAGCAAACTTGACGGGATAGAAGTCAACAACCATGTTTCCGTCTTTAGAAGTGAGTTGCATGGGGTCCGTTCCTTTGACTCTTTTAATATACACGGAAACGACGCCCATAGGGGGATGGGTGTGCCACTTTATCGACTGTCACACGGCACCCCTGGACTTCTCTTATATTTTGTGCCACAATCATTGCTGCCTGATAGTTATCAACCAACGTGCGTTGATCAATATCATTTTTGCGATGTTTGGTGACGATGAACATGACTTCAGAAAATAGGGTTGACACCGATAACTTTTGCCTTAGGATTACGAGCGGTAGCTGTTACCTTCGCATCCTGATAGTTTGCTGCCTGTACTTCTTCAGTGAAAACTTTGCCACCGACGTACAACTTGACTTCGTATTTCATGTCACCAAATCTCCGTGAAACGTTTGTGAGTTGCCTTGGTCATTCTACCATCTGCTAACATATTGTCGCAGACATTAACAAAAACTTGAAACTTTTCCTCTCTTGTTAGTGTGTCTGCTCCCTCGCAATTTTTCATGATGTTGAGCATTTGTCTCTTGGATGTGATCATGAGTTTCAGTTAAGAATGTGACGATAATCGATGGATTTGATGCACCAACCTGATGCAGATGTAATCTCTTCGATGAGGTCATCCTCATCAACTGCTTCCCAAATTGTTGACAACGTTTCGTCAATCAATTCCTCTCGTTGTTCATCATTAAACAAATATCCAGAATAAGCATCACTGAAATCAAACTCAATTTGTGTGACTTGAAATTGCATTGGTTTGTAGATAGAAAGTTTGCGGAGTTGTCTATCAATATCAGCGAACATAGAGATAACCTCCCGCCCAATCTGCACGGGCAAAGCATTGCTCACGCGATGCAATCTCCAGAAGATTGTAACGCACAATCTTTGCAGGAGCTTTGAATGATGCAGGTTTGTAAACTTCGCCAGTCTTTTTATCAACGAAAGCATGGACTGAACGAGAACCGTAACCAGTTTCCATGATCAGTTTGTGATACTTACGACCCTCTTCAATGTAGAACTTGTAAGGATCAGATTCGGGATGATGTGTCTTGAAATCAAGTTCAAGTGCATCACATAGCATCAATGTAAACTTACGCACGTTGAGTTGAATGTCATTCCGTGCGTCTTGAGTAGCAACGAAGTTAGCAAATTCAGTCGTCATGGTGTGTGTTCCTTTGACTCTTTAATAATACACGAAAACGGAGACCCTACAAGCGGGTGTGTGCAACTAGATCAACTGGCACAAGAGAACTTGTCATTGTTGAAGTTTGCATGAGAGAATTGCTCACGGTTGACTAACTTAAACATGCCATAATCGTTGGTGCGAACATAACCCTCACCACCACATTGACGGTCATTGATGTATGCTTTGGGTCCATTGTTACGGCAGAGATAAAGCATATCTTCTTTGATAGACTTGATCAAGAACCAGTAGCTAATCAGGCGAGAGTTGTCAAATGTTTCGGGATCAACTTCACGACCTTCACGAATACAACGATTAAGATCAATCTTAATCTTTTCTGCTTCAAAAGGTTCTGCAAATGTCACCAACTGGGACATCTGACGAGCAAAACCAACAATCTCATCAAAATCTTCATCAAGTTGCCATGCTCTAGGTTGCACGAACTTACACGACTCAGTATCATCAAAGATGACAGCATCGTTGATAACATAAGCATCTTTCAATTCACCATCAGTCGCATAGAAAGTATGCGGAGCGATAACAATGTTCTGATAGATTATTTCATCAAAAATGTAAGTAATCGTATTGGGGCAAAAAGTATCATCATCACCAAACCCAATAAAATCACCTTGAACAATCCCGTCGAAACTAGGAAGGCAATCAAAACAATGGTGTAATATATCAGCAAGATTGCCAGAATGATTTTGATCAATGTCATCATGTGTTTCATTGATCTTGATAACTTTCTTGTTAAAGACACTTTTTGTACCTACAAAGAAATTACCTGTAGCAGGATTGGTGCCCCAAATAATAGCAGGAGCACCATCAATCTTCACGGAAAGTTCACTCTCAGCGAGGAACCAATCAAGGACAGAGAGATCACCTGAAAGAATAGAATCTTCAGGGTGTTGGAGGTGTGTGTTCTTCATGTGGCCAATGTAGGGGCTAACGGAGCAAAAATCAAGCGATGGTGTGCAGCCTGTCAACTGTCTACCGGCGAATCTCACTGATAGCAGGTTGACCTTGATTGAACACAACATCAACAACTGCCTGCACTTTGCGAGCGGTGCTGATACCAACTCTGTCATAAGTTGGAATACAAACGAGACCAAATGTTTTCTCTGTGCTACCCAAACGGATCACACGACCAATCGACTGACTGATACCAATGTAATCCATATTACGCATAAAGATAACAGCTTCAAGACCACTGACGTTGATACCTTCACTAAGAATACTGTGGTGGATAACAACAAACTTTTTCTCAGGATCTTTGCCCCAAGTGTTCAACGTGTCAAAGAACTTCTCACGATCAACTTTCTTACCATCGATGATTGCACCTGTCTTCGATGTAATCGTCATCCACGAATATCCACGCTGATACAACTCAGCACAGAAGTCAGAGTGAGTGAGAAGATTGATAATCTGCTTTGTGGTACGAGCACAAATCAAAGTCTTATCGATGTTGTTGTCATCAATAGTCTCCAACAGATTGTCACAATCATCAGCATACATTACCTTACGACCGTTGATCATAGGCAGTTGCTTGACTACAACTTTAGGAGGAAGAATGTAACCCTGTTCGACAAGTTCAGGTGCAGGGACATTAACAAGAACCTGACCATAAACTGCGCCATCATTCATTCCTGGTTTCGTGATTGTAAGACTATGCTTAGGAGTAGCAGTGTAAAAGTAGCAACGATCAGCATCATTAGCAAAGAACTCTGTGGCAGGGAAAAAGTTACGCTGCACACTGTTATGTGCCTCGTCAAAGTAAATAGTATTTACCTCAATATCTGCCTCCATCACACGATGAAGCGAGTGATATGTGGTAAAAATAATAACATTCTCACCCATAGTGCGAGCACAACTAGCATAAAGGTGAATCTTTTCTGCATTTGTAGTGCTAGTGAAGTGCGTTTCTCCACTGTGAACGTGCATCACATGCAGATAAGGATCGCTGTTGTTAGGATCAATAACCTCCATAAATTCGCTGCACAGTTGCTCAGCCAAAAGAATACGCGGAGCAACAACAACCGTGGTGGTGCCATTGTTGACAACATCAAGACGACGCTGAGTATCAACAATCATAGTCAAAGTCTTGCCACCACCAGTCGGCACAATGATCTGACCTTTGTCATAATCGCACATACGATTGATGATACGATCTTGATGTGGGCGAAGGGTGATGGTCAATGCTGTCCTGTCGATGAATATACTATAATGCACAGAGAGACCTCTAGGAGACTCTCTGTGCCACTTGTTCAACCGTCTTGGTCCTCTTGCTCCTCTTCCACCTTTTTAATTACTTTAGGACCAACTTGCACCCGATCAGTTTCATAAAACCACCGAACACGTTCGCGGCGAGCTTGTAACAACATATCATATTGTTCTTGTTGATCTTTAGTGAAGCGAAAATCTTGCTGTCTCCATTTAACACGAAGTTCTTGAAGATGTGGCAAGACGTTGACTGTGGAAGTAGGAAAATTCATTAGACAGTGTAATCAGATTGAGTAAATTCGTCGCACTTGACGTTATATTTCCATTGAGATTCATTCTCTTCAAGATCAGTAAGATCAAAAATCTCACCTGGCATGTCTTGAATCTCACTCCAAATGTCGTCCATGTTGTTCATTTGTTTGACCTTGTTAATATACACGGGATGAGTGGTCTGTGGGGGATTAGTGGACAGTAATTGTAGTGTCCACTGCTCTCAACGTTTTCTTTACATGTTGCTCCCAAAATAAAGCATCTTCAATTCTTAGAAAGCTTGCAGTATGTTTTGCATAACCTTTCTTCTTCGGTTTTAGGTAGTTCACTCGGTAAATCATTCCAGTGTCTAATCACTCCAGATACAATAAACATGTTTGTTGTAAGTAAACTTACAAATATAATGCTGCGAATGATAGCAACATAATTGTCATAGGGTTTTGTTTTATCATCACTAAAACTCCCTAATGAATATTTCCATATCCTCCAAAGTTTTACCATATTTGTTCTTTCTTGTATGAACGTACTCTAAATTTTTCCAATCCCATGGATAACAACAAACAAGTGTGTGAATATATTTGTGTCTCTCCATACGAGTATATTCACAATTAGGTTTAGGTTTTACTCCTATTTCTATTGTAATATAATAATTTGGATCTTTCCAATATACCCACCCTTCAACATTCCCCCAACGAACATAATCATCTACTTGCGGATCATCCATAAAATGCCATCTCCAAAGGATTAAGATTGAGCTGCATTGCAGTATAGGGACGAGTATTAGAAATGTCTACCTGATTACCTTGCTTGGTGGCATTAACAGGGGAGAAATAGCATTTCTTTTTTGTGTTGTAGAACCCCCAAATTGTCCTAACTGGATCACTGCTATAACAATACTTACGGTGATGAAGTAACCAAATAGCAACAACATTTGATTTGTGAGACTTAACTTCATAGGAGAAACCCTTCGGAGGATCATGAATGAAATCAGGGGGCAGTTCTAGTAGGTTCATCATCAACGAAAATTCCCTCATAATCCGGGTACATTGTAGCGGCAATATACTGTGCGAGTGATTGTGTGGGTGCCACTACATAAACCTCCACATTGTAAGTGTAAAAATCATCGGGGGTATCTTGCATGGCAAGTTCTACCTGAACTCTCCACACATTTCCACTCTTGAGATGTTGATCCCAAGAAACTATCATATCAGACCGCATGATGACCTTTGAGCTCTGGATTTGGTTGTGAGGGTTCATATGGAGAACGTGTGCGATTTTTGATAACAATAAAAGCATCTTTGTTATATTTCCTGACACCAAATGGTGTTGCCCACTTCTTATTATAGTCTTCACCTTGATGGATGCCACTTACAACAGTGCCACCAATCTCCACGACAATATCATCACTCTCTTCCCACCCTAGTTTGTCAATGATGCTGCTAATCTCTTCATTCATGTGGTAAACTCCTCAATGAATTGTTCTTTAATTGTATCATGAACAGAAAAATTCCTCAAGGTAATAATCAACAGTAACTTCCAGTTCTGCTGCCTCTTTTTCAATCATCTCCCAAAAGTCCTGGGCGATTTGTTGTGCTTCAAGTTCGTTTTTCATACCATCAATGCTCCAGCAGGAATCTCAGTTTGTGCGGGTGATTTTCTGTAATCAAATGCGAACATGTCGAAACATTTCCACTCACCATCACGAGTATAAACATAAGCATACTCTTCATTGTTATCTTTGTCAAGATATTCAACGACAGTGTTATCTAAACGAGGAGGGCAATCCTCACCACGCTCAGAGTAGTATTGTGGACCATATTCTGCTTTCTTGTCCATCGTACCGTCAGAATTGCGGAAGCAGTCATCAGTCCAAGCACAAGACATATCACCACCATCAATCAGTTCTTCAACTTTAGAGCGTGAGTTGTAGTGAGTTCTCAGAATGCGGCCCAACCAGGAAGGATATCCGTCCCAATGATGATAGACTGAAAGAATACTGTCGTCTGAAAGTTGGATGCCAATGCGTGAGCGGGTTGCCATGAGTGGTTTTCCTTTGACTCTTTTAATATACAGGAGATCGGAGTGGATGGTGTCAAAAGTGGACACTTCAACCACCGTCCACCTGGCACCCTGCTACAGCACCACCAACGATGCCCAAAGGGATAGCCCACAGTCTTCCAGCATCACGGGACAATGCAGCACCTAAACCACCACCAGCTATGCCGCCTAAGATTGATCCTTCGATACAGGAATTGTCATCATGACGACCCAAGTTGGGATGTTCTTCTTCATATCTAATATCAGGAGAAACTTGAGGCACATAATATCTTCCACAACGAACTCTCCTTGTATATCTTTTAACATATCCATGTCTCCAGTTACCATGTCGATCATAGTAACCAGGAATATATTTTTCTACTTTTTTATAGCAGTTCTCTTCATATCTAATTGTTCTATCTCCACGGTGGCGATACACAGGACCACCAGCAAGTGCAGGAGTTGATGTCATCCCAATCAACAGTAATGCTGCAAATAGTTTCATTGAAATTCTTCAACTAATAGTAATTTATAGCAAAAAAATACCCCTGTCAAGGGGTATTGTGTCTATTCTTCAAGTGGGCTACCTGTTCTCCATGGCACTGGCTCTTGTTTTCGTGCATTTTGAACAAGATACTCAGCAAATTCTTCCATCTTATCAGGATGAATCGCTTGAATACCTGCCTCTTCTACAGCAAGTTTCATAGATTCTATGTCTTGATCGTTGATTTTTTGCTCTCTGGGCAGGGTCATGAGGGCAACCTCCAAATGTGTTGACATTCTAACATGTCTTTTCACAATTAGTTAGTAATTTAAGGTTTTCTTTGGGATTGGTGTGGGGTTAGTGGTTCGATAGCCTCCATCTCCCACCAAATTCTCTCAAACTCAGAAGAAGATTTATCTTCATTATACCAAAAGTCTTCCCAATCTTTTGAAGTTGCTTCAGTGATCATGTTTTTCACCTTTTTTGATTAGTTTTTTCATCATTTTAACGTAACGAACTTCCTCTGGAGTATACCATCCAGGATGCTTCTTTGCACGTTTGATAATCTTTTTACACGCTTTTTTGTCCTCCATATTACATGATGCTGACGTTATGTAATATTTATTCGTGATGATTTGTAAAGTAAAGATCAATAACTTCTAGACGTTCTTCTTCCTTTGCAATCACGTCAATCTGATCTTGAATTGCAGCAAGAATATCCGAATGTTCACCAATACCAACAGGATTGTGCAGATATATTTCTACATTGACCCGTGCTTTATCAATGTTACCTTTGCATTGAGAACGCAATGCCTCTAATGTTTGTTTACGCAAATCGCATGACATCAGTAAAGTTCCTCCTCAGCTTCTCCTTTAATTACACAATCACTAGTTGGATATGAGACACATAGTAAGGCAAACCCTGCTTCAATTTGATCGTCATCAAGGAAAGACTGATCCTCTTGATTAACCGTTCCCGACTCAATAAGGCCCGCGCATGATGAACAAGCACCAGCACGACAAGAATATGGAAGATCAATTCCTGCC